ATGAAATTTAAAAAATGTCTTCTGCCTGTAGCAATGTTAGCGTCATTCACTCTGGCAGGATGCCAGTCAAATGCTGACGATCATGCCGCCGATGTTTATCAAACCGATCAACTGAATACCAAACAAGAAACTAAAACCGTTAATATTATTTCCATTCTTCCCGCAAAAGTTGCCGTAGACAACTCCCAAAATAAACGGAACGCACAAGCCTTCGGCGCGCTTATTGGCGCAGTCGCTGGCGGTGTTATCGGCCACAACGTCGGGTCTGGCAGCAATTCCGGAACGACGGCAGGTGCAGTTGGCGGCGGAGCTGTAGGCGCGGCAGCGGGTTCTATGGTGAATGATAAAACCTTAGTGGAAGGTGTTTCTTTAACCTATAAGGAAGGCACCAAAGTGTATACCTCTACCCAGGTGGGTAAAGAGTGCCAGTTTACGACAGGTTTAGCCGTTGTTATTACCACGACGTATAACGAAACGCGTATTCAGCCAAATACCAAATGTCCTGAAAAGAGCTAATAATCAGGAGGAGTCATGAAGAAAGTTTTTCTTTGCGCCATCTTAGCCTCCTTAAGCTATCCGGCTATCGCCTCATCATTGCAGGATCAACTCTCTGCTGTCGCAGAAGCGGAACAGCAAGGTAAAAATGAAGAGCAAAGGCAGCATGACGAATGGGTCGCGGAGCGCAACAGGGAAATCCAGCAAGAGAAGCAACGTCGCGCAAATGCCCAGGCCGCCGCTAACAAAAGAGCGGCAACGGCAGCGGCAAATAAGAAAGCTCGTCAGGATAAACTGGACGCCGAAGCCTCTGCGGACAAAAAACGCGATCAAAGTTATGAAGATGAGCTACGCAGCTTAGAGATTCAGAAACAAAAACTGGCGCTGGCGAAAGAAGAAGCCCGCGTTAAGCGAGAAAACGAATTTATCGATCAGGAACTGAAGCACAAAGCTGCGCAAACCGATGTGGTGCAATCTGAAGCTGACGCCAACAGAAATATGACTGAAGGCGGTCGCGATCTGATGAAAAGCGTGGGCAAAGCAGAAGAGAACAAATCGGACAGCTGGTTTAATTAATCGATGTTAGTAACTTCAATCCTATAATTCTTGAAGATAAAAAACCCTCTGTAGTAACAGAGGGTTTTGTTCATTCATAGTGCAGGGTCAAATCATTCCCACTCAATTATTTACGGATACCATAACCAATTGACTGATAACAACTTTCTGCAACCTGATTTTCACCGTACCGTTTTATATACCGTCACCGGAAATCAGTGCCACGATTTTTGCTTCCTCAGTGAATCGTATTGCTGTTCGCAGGATTCTCCTGCAATCCGATACTTTTCAGCCTCAGCTGCTGTTGCGTTGTAAACTCGATTGCTTTCTTCAAGCATGTCGGCGAGCACACCGATGACCTTGCTGGCTGGCGTGCCAGTGGGGAAAGATCCGGTATAGTGTTCGGCGAGTCGCTTGGTTTTGTCAAGCTCGGCGCGCAGGCTGTCAGCAGCGGCATTAGCATGCTCAGCATCAACACGCGCCACATCGATACGGGATTGTGCTTCACGTTCAATTTGTGTTTTCTCCTGATCACGTTGTGACCTGGCCTTATCATCAGCCTGCTTCTGATCTTCCTGTGCCTGCGCATACCCGGCGTCGTACTGACGACTGCCGTGTGCATTCCAGGCTACAACTCCTGATATGACCAGAACAGCAAGCATCGCCATGATAACCAACTGTTTCCAGTATGCTTTTGCGAATGCCCAGATCATACCGCCAGCACCTTACTGGCAGTGATGTATCGCGCGCGCCGGTCATCAATGCCGTTCCGGCCACCATTGATAATCAGAGTTACACGTGCAATATCGCCGGTATACTTCATGCAGCCTTTGCTGGCAAAAAACCACGCCGCGCTACGAGCCGCGTATTCGTCCTGCGCCAGCAGTTCAGGACTCTCCAGCAGGTCCACTTTCAGGCCGTTTCCGCAGTCACGATAGTTATTCAAACCGGTAATCTGGATAAGTCCGCGCCCACGGTAATTCCATCCATCGCCTGGGGCATTGTTACCCATGCGTTTGCTGTACACCAGATTGGCGATCGCTCTCTGGCGCTCAAGTGGCAATGGTGGTTCACCAGCACGACGCCCCAATGCGTTGGCCTGTCCCTGAGTGAGACGCCCAGCCCGAACGAAATTAGCCAGTCCGCTGACGCTGTAGTTGAAATTTTCCTGCAACCGGGTGAAGCCTCCAGACTCATGCCCGACCTGAGCAATAAACATTGCCAGATCTTCTGGTTTGCTGATACCAAACTCTTTCATCGCAGAAGTTATATGCGAGAACCAGCGTGCGGCCAGCGCCTCGCTAATACCAGCAGCTCGCTGGAATTGTTTAATCTCCATGTTTAGACCTCGATATTTTGAAAATCTGAACAACGTTACCGCGTGTTTTAATAACCGCGGCAAGCATGACAGCATTGATAATGACCTCAGATAAATCCACAGCCATTGGCGTGCGTAACCAGATTGCATAGACGACACGAACAGGAATACTGGCCGCAGCAACAATAAGGAAATAAGCAAGCCACCCTCCCCATCTTCGATGTTGAGAGCCGTTACGCCGGAATGTGACAACGCGAATTGCTATGCCAGTACAAATAACTGCATTGGTGATAAGCAAAAAAAACTCATGCGTTACCATCGTCTTTTCTCCCCGGAATTAACTCGCGTGGATTATCGGAACGGTGATAGAGCCAGATGCCAATTCGTACTGCGACGATTGCTGACACGAATGCGCCAGCAGAGAAAACAATCCCTTTCTCGAAAGAATCCTGCGTGATGGTAGGTATCAGGCTGGCTATGCCGATAAGAATTGATGCTGCTGGTTTGTAAAAGAGAAGGCCACAAAGAAAGCTGAGCATCGACAGGAGAACCCGGCGGCGGATCGGATACTCGACAGCAGAGGTAACAAAAATTACCGCACCAGCGAGCGCCCCTAAAGCCACTTCAGGCGGCACGCCAGCGACCACAGGCATTAGCGCGCTCAGGCTAAGCCCCTGATTCAGCGTTCCCGTGGTTAACGTGTGCGACATAGTGACCACCGTTTAATGTGCATAAAGAACCCCCCTTAGTTGGTGAGTTCATCATACACAATAAACCATTTACGGATAATTGTTACTCAACCTAATTTTATCTATTTCATGAATTTAAGATGCAAATTTATCCTCGATAAAGCTCAATCATTCGGAAAGTCCACGCATCACGAATCTGTCAAATTCCTGATCGCGTAATTGCCATACAGAACCAGACTCACGTACTAATTGCAGTTCGCCAGTTTCAACGACTTCGCCATCTACCTCAATGGTTACCGGGGTATATTCATCATCCCACTCATCAAAACAGATAAATCCATAGCTCCGCCAGTCTAGACCTTCCTCTTCCAGAACAGCTAACACTGCTTGAACCGTAGTCCCTGCATGCAAACGCTTACTGTCATCATCAAGCCACGTCCAGAATCCAAACATTTTCGAGATGCGCATTGCTGCATTGAGTTCGGCCTGATTGAACTCCCGGATAGGGTCTTTAAGTGTGGCATCTGAAGTTGACTGTGTTCCGCCAGCGAAGAAACCAACATTGTAGCGATTGCTTGCCCTGCCAAGGTTCTGCGTGGCGTCATTGACTGGATGCTGGGTTCCGTCAGATTTGAATACATACAGGGGGGTTAATGCACCCGAGGATGTGTTTCTTTGCGAGACGGTGAGATCGCCTATTGATGATGCCGTGACATCAGCACCGGAAAGATTGGCGTTACGAATAGAAAGGATGCTTTGCGGGCCAGCATTCCTCGGCAGCATAGTACCATCTGGCTTGATTATTGTGCCCTCGCCGTTATCGATGTAATCTCCCGTTGTGTTACCAGTCACTCCTCCAGAGCCTTTAAGCACAATTTTTGCGTGAGTTACGTTAACCCCATAGCGACCGTTGCTCGTTGAATTGGCATTGGCGGCAGATATTAAGCCATCGTAAACAGCAACCAGACCATCCGTGCCATTTTGTGTGGCAGTTGAGTTAGTGAAAATAACTGCACCGCTATTTGAAGCGGTTACACCAATTAGCCTGTTTAAATAGCTCTTCCCATTTTGCAGATTTAATGCACCTGGTCCGCGTGATTCACCACCATTGGTATAGTTACCGCACGCAATCCCCCCTGGTGCCCCCAAAAAACTATGATTAAAAGACCAGAACCCATTCAACCCATTGCCAGAGCAAACTGATCCGTTAGCCTGTATTGCGCCACCAATATCAGCAATAATCCCATCCTCACCATTCCCTGAGCAAAGCATAAATTTACCGCGTATATGAGCGCCTTCAGAATATACACCGCGCTTGCGGTTAGAGCATGAAGATATAAAGTTTGAAACCACACCAGATCTTTCTGAAGCCACGACCCCCTGTTCTCCGAACCCAACGATCGCCAGATCAGGCCCAATTGCTATACATCCTGACGCATCAAAAACCACGTTGGATGGGTCTGGGATGGCAACAGTAATGTCTGGAGTAGTGAGGGAGAAACCATGCGCACCAATAGTTCCAGTGCCGGCCACAAGGTCATAATCACCAACAATTGTCACGAACGGTGCAAT